TCTGCCATTGTTGAACCCACTGGAACACCACTAGGCAAAGCTGTTATCGAAGTAATTGAATTATTATTTAAACGAGTTATTGCCATGCTATGCTCCTATAATCTTGTATGCTCCAAAATTTGTTCTTCTTTGATATCCTTGAAAAATCTCACCACCACCAGATGCTCCGTTAATATCACAAAAACATTCTAAATAATCTGAACTACCATTCATATCAACTGTTGTATTAATGTTTCTGGTTATAGTTTGTATGTTGTTATTTGAAAATTCAGAATATGCAAAATGTATTTGAGAACCATTTTTATAAAGTCTTAAATTAGCAACATTTAAATCAGATGCTCCACCAGCATAACAATCTACTTGAGCATAAACAAAATATTTTCCAGCTTTTGTTGGTGTAAATCTATAATTAGTAGAATTATCATAGCAGTTATCTGTATCAAGTACCTCAGTATCAAATTGAATTTTAGTTACAGTATTATTAGAAACACTTTGATCGTTACTTAAAACTGCTTCAAAAGCAGGAGTATTCTGACCACCTATATTGTTAGTAGTAATAGTTCCAGATCCATTAGTTTCTAATAGAACCGTAGATGATAAATCTTGAATAGTATTTGTTTTAAGAATTGATGTCATGTTATGCTCCTATTATCCTGTATGCTCCGAAGAAACTATTTGTATTAAATGCACTTTTTGAGCCTCCTGTATTTTGTCTTACATAAGCCTCTAGATAATCACTACTTCCGTTCAAATCTATAACAGCCTCTACTTGTGCAATAATGTCACCATCTCCAGCATATCTATCTATTGACATTTTTACTGTACTACCATTTTTTCTTAAATAAATTTGTGCTATTGTATTAATAGTTCCACCTTGTATGTTTACCTGACCATAACATAAATATTTACCAGCCACAGTTGGAGTAAATTTATAGGTGCTTGTGTCATAACAACTATTTGTATCGTAAGTTTCTGTATTAGCTGGAAGTTTAGTTTGAGTGTTATTACTTAATGTTGTACTTGAACCTAAATATGCTTCAAAAGCTGGAGTATTAGATAAGGTACTACCACTTATAACACCACTACCATTACTGGTTAGTAGTTCGTTACCCCCTAAGTCAGTTATTTTATTAGTTCGTAATATGCTCATTTATGTTCCTATCCTATATCCTTCTAAAAAAGCAGTTCTACCTTCTGACTCAACGGCTGTTATTTGTGGTGTTCCAGAATCTACGTTCACCATTACATATACTTCAAGATAATCTCCTGCGGATAAATCTACTTGCATTGAACAAGTCATGGTAAAACTTCTTATGTCACTATTTGTAAAATTATGATGATTTATATTTCTATTTCTGCTTCCGTTTACATAATAAGCTATGTAAATATAGTTTAAAAGAGATGTACTCATACTATCTATAAATGCTGATGTATGAAATTGATATTTTCCACCTTTGCCACTAGGAACTGTAAAACGATAATTTGATGTATCAAAAGCTGAGTCAGTATCATAGCCTTCATTATTTAGGTTCATTTTTGTCCATGTACCTGAAGATAAAGTTTGATTACTTGACATATTTACTTTGAAAGCTGGGTAATTAAAATTACTTTGCACATCACCACTACCTAAAGCTATGGTTGATGCGTTGTTAGATCCTAATGTTAGTGTACTCGTTCCTGAAACTGAATCGACAAAATTACATTCTATTTTACTCATAATACTACAAATGTACTCCCTGATGGTATGGTTAAAGTTCCTGATATGGAAATTGTGCCAATTGCCATTCCATTATTTCCGCTACTCAAACTAATATTGTTAAATGTCTGTCCGTTAGTCATAAAGAATGTAGAGGATAGACTTGATGATGATACTGTTCCATCTGTTGGTGTACCGATATCTTTACTATTACCAAGAACTCGACCGCTAAAAGAATCACTCGCCAATGGAGGCGAACTGAAAGTAATTTGTGAAGATGAAATGCTATAGGCAGATGTGTACTGTACAACACCTGAAATAGATATTAAGGCATTAGCATCTGTTTGAGGTACAACAGCAGTACCACCACTTGTTAAATTAAATGTGACTTCTGATCCGTCAAAGCCTGATGATATATCATCTAGGATAGTGTACTGACCATCCGTAGGAATCGTCCCAATATAGCTCAATTTGAACCTCCATTATCTGTGATTGTGTTTCCGTCTGCTACCCATTCTAGTATTTCTTGGTAGTGTCTGTTTGATTCTGCATTTTGAATTAAAATAGTGCTTTTATCACCATTACTCCAAATTATTTCATAATGTGTTTTTGTAGTTGCACCTTGATAATCAGTTGTGTACCAATATTGTATATTAGATATTCCCATATTTATAACTCCGCATCTATTGTGACTGCATTAGTAGCCGCAGGGAAAGATACCACCGCAGGTCTTGATGATGTCATTCCAGAATATCCCCCTAAATTAATACATAACATATAAGAATTTGCTGCTTCAGCAGTTAATCCAATACTACCCGCACCCGCTGATAAAGTTTGAAATCCATCTATAGTACATCTTTGCATAGGCACACTAGAATTTTTTGTAATTGTTGGATTGCCAATTCTTAAAGGTGTAGCTAAAGAATATCCCACACCAGATATAGCAGTTGATGACGCAGTAAATCCAGAAAAAAAAGCATCACCATTTCTTCCGTTATTATTAATTACTGTAAAGTATCTTTGACACCTTTGAAAATTTACATCAAAAGGTATAAACTCAAAATCACTAGCAGATGTACCTTGTTCTAATTGAACTGAGTCATATTCCCAATTTGCACCAGAGGCTAAACTTACAGAAAAATTAATTTCTAAAAAATTAGAAGTTCCAATAGTCTTTGATGACATATCACTTGCTGTAAAAGTAATAGTAAATCTTTGTCTTGATGTAGTAATTGTTTTATTTTGACTACCAGCAACTACTCTATTAACTGTAGTGCTACCCCCACTACCATAGTTTTCAAAAACTCTAGTATCTAAAGTACAGCTTGTTGATGCTTTAGCATAAAAACTTAAAATAAAACTATCATTGTTAAATTGTGTTATATCTTCTATACGAGTACCCATAACAATTTCTTGTGTAGAACCATTAGAATTAAGCACTTTTAATGATTTGTAAGTTTTGTTATCTACTTGAGAGATATCGGCATTACCTATAGCACGATAATTCATTTTCCACCTGTCTATAGTGTAATCTCCACTAGCTACATTTGTAAAAGATGTACCTCTTTGTGCTACAGATATATCACCATTAATAATTCGATTTCTAAATGGAATATCATTAAAAGCAGTTTTTGTAGTAGTAACTGCATTATCTGCTATCTTAGCTGTGCTTATAGCTGTATCAGCAATCTTAGCTGTACTAACAGCTGTGTCTGCTAACTTAGCTGTAGATATAGATCCGTCTGCTATATCTGCACCAGTAAGTATAGATCCTGTAGGTGTACGCCCAATATATCCCAACTTATGTAATCTCCATTATTGATAATGCTGCATCTATTTTTGCAGAAACAGAACAATCAACTTTTACAACATCTGTAGTTTGTAATACAACCTTACTACCAGTCAGTACTTCAAGAGTACCACCAACTGGAATAGGTGCATTTTTAACTACAAACACAGTTTGATTTGTTTCTGTATCAGAAGTGTCTGATTCAATCTTTACACTAACATTTACAGCTGATGTATGAATATTACATAGTAATAATCCTAGTACTACCGAAGTAGTAGAACTTGGTACTGTGTATAGTGTTAAAGGTGTACCAGAACTAGATGGCATAGCATCATTAGTTTTTATTTTAAATGTATTAGCCATTCTATCCTTTCTAGCCTAATGCTATTGCTAGAGCTGTAGCATCATCTAACGAAGCTCCAGAACCAGCTATTGTTAATGTTTCATTACCACCATCACTACCTTCTGTAAAGGAAATGTTGCTTCCAGCTACTAGCTTTCCATTAAGAAATCCAGCAGTTGTATCATTACTTGACACTTTTACTAAAGCATCAGTATCAGCAGAAATGGCTACCCAGGCACTACCATTATAGAACTTTAATAGATTGCTTGTGGTATTGTAGAATAAATCACCTTCATCTAAAGATGATGATGGATCACTAGATCCGATTCGATATTGGTTAGCAAATGTATTTACATTTGTAATATTACTAGCAGTAGTATTAACATTAGAAATATTAGATGCCACAGTAGTAACATTAGATGATACACCAGCGACAGTAGTAATATTAGAGTTATTACCAGCTACAGTATTAATATTAGAAGAATTAGAATTTACAGCATTTATATTAGTTTCATTAGAGTTTACAGCACTAACTGCACTTGATATCCCAGCAACTGTAGTAATGTTACTAGATATACCAGCAAGAGTATTCATGTTAGTTACATTAGAAGATGTAGCTAAAGTGTTCATATCACTTACTACATCTGAAGTAGCAAGGGTATTCATGTCAGATACTACATCAGCAGTACCTAAAGTATTCATATCTGCAACAACATCAGCAGTTGCAAGAGTGTTCATATCAGAAACAATGTCAGATGTGGCTAGAGTATTCATATCTGATACCACATCAGAAGTTCCTAGTAAGTTCATAGCAGTTACAGTTGCAGAACTTGCAAGTGTATTCATATCGGAAACTACATCAGTAGTTCCTAAAATAG